TTATCGTGGATCAAATCACTGATAAGAATATTGAACTGTCTACTAAAAACTCCACAGTAACATTATTGAATGCGCAAATCGAAGAACTAAAACAAGAGATTGAAGATCATAAAGCTAATACTGCTGATGTGGACACAGAAAAGAAAAAACTGAAAGAACTAGCCAATGATGCACTAGAAAAGATAAAACAGAAAACTAATCTTCAAGAAACTCGCAACATCCAAGAAGTTGCATCAGCGTTGCTGAAAGACACTGGCATCAAGACTGCTATTATTCGCGAATATCTGCCAGTGATGAACAAGCTGATCAACAAGTATTTAAATTCTATGGATGCTTATGTTCAGTTTGAATTAGACGAAGCGTTCAATGAGACTGTTAAATCTCGCCATCGTGATGAATTCACATACGCTAGTTTCTCAGAAGGCGAAAAGCAAAAAATAGATTTAGCGATTCTATTCACGTGGAGGCAGATCGCTAAAATGAAAAATAGTGTTAATACCAATCTTCTGTTGATGGATGAGATATTTGACTCTAGTTTGGACGCGCAAGGCACTGATCATCTGATGAACTTGTTATCTCAAATAACCAATGACACCAATGTTTTTATAATCTCGCATAAAGGAGATCAGCTGTTTGATAAATTCAGGTCAGTTATACGGTTCGAAAAGGTGAATGAATTTTCAGTCATGAAATGATGTGCGCCTAGTCACGTAAGTTGTTGATTTTACAAGTAAAAAATAAACCCTACTAAATGTAGGGTTTTTGCATTTAATGCTTGCCTTTTATTCAGATTTGGGGCATAATTACGTTATTGATTATGGAGAATGTGATGGAAATAAAAGCAACTGACTTATCTGCTCGACTTCTGGCGAATGAAAATCTTTCAATCGTGCGCGCTCGTGCACGCACTGCATCCTTTGACATTAAGAGTCGTGTTCTGACTCTGCCGATTTGGAAAGAGATGACGCCTGAAGTTGAAGATATGCTTGTCGGGCATGAAGTTGGTCATGCTCTTTACACGACTGAAGATTACATCAAACCTATCGAAGAAAATCATAAACTTATGAGTTATATGAACGTCATTGAAGACGTTCGAATCGAAAAATTAATCAAACGTAAATACCCTGGTCTGCGCAAGCGTATGAACGAGGGTTATAAACAATTAAATGACCGCGACTTTTTTGGTGTAAAAACTATTCAGGACTTTGACGATCTTCTTCTCATTGACAAGATTAATCTTTATTTCAAAGTAGGATTTGACTGTGGCGTTAAATTCACGTCAGAAGAAAAGGTGTTTGTCACTCGCGCAGAGCAATGCGAAACTATTGATGACGTTATCTCGCTGGCGAAAGATGTCTATGAGTTCTCCAAACAGAAAGCAGAAGAGCGTGAGCAGCGCATGGGCGACCAGGGTTTAGAAGAAACTGATGAAGAAGATGAAGTGTATGATGTAGTTTCAACACACGATGACGAAGAATGGGATTTAGATGATATTGGAGATAATTCTACAGACGGCTCAAGTAATTCAAAACAAGGCTCTGATCCTTCTGAAGAAAATTTGGAATCTAAAACTGATCGTGCGTTCAAAATCAAACTTGATGCATTGGCTGATGAAAACACTAAGTACAATTATTGGAAATTTCATCATTCTTCTTTTGACGAAACTGTCATTGATTACAAAAGAATACTTAATGAGACCAAATCACCAGCAGAATGGGCTGATATCAGCCCATTCGATGCGCCGCGGGTTATATCAAAAGAGTTTGATCAATTCAAAGTTGAAACTGCTCGTACCGTGAATTATCTCGTTAAAGAATTCGAGATGAAAAAATCTGCTCAACTCTACAAACGTTCACAGATTTCTAAAGTTGGTTCTATTGATATGCGTAAAGTTTATGCATATAAACTTAAAGATGATTTATTTAAGCGTGTTACTGCATTGCCCCAAGGTAAAAATCATGGTATGGTCATGCTCGTTGATTGGTCTGGTTCTATGGACAACGTTCTTATTGATACTATCAAACAGGTCATCAATTTGGCACAATTCTGTAATCGCGTTCAGATTCCATATCGCGTGTATGCTTTTACTAGTGGATATTTTGATCGCGCGAGATCTCGCAAAGATTACAATGAACTATACACTCGACACGAAGCGGCGAGAAAAAAAGTCGGAAACTGGCTCAATGTCAGCGCGACTCAATTTCGTCTATTGGAATTGTTCTCCAGTAAAATGACCAATAGCGAGTTTAATGCTATGTCTGCTCGTCTTGTGCATCATCGTTTCACTCACAATAAAGGCTATGCCACACACGGAACTCCATTGAATGAGGCTCTCGCTTTCGTATATGAAAACCTTGGAGATTTCATCAAGACCAACAATATTGAAAAAACTACATTCATCACTCTGACTGACGGTGCAGGTGCGCAGCTGCAAGGCGTTAATACTCGTCCACCGCTTTCTCCCACGGCTTATGAAGGTGATGGTCAGCACTTTAAGTATATTAAACAAAAACATTTTATTAAAGAGGAAACAACACAAAAAACATACGAATTGAATAATTATTCGACTAATCAAACTGATGTTATTTTGCGTATGATTAAAGATCGTTACAAAGTTTCTGTTGTAGGATTCCACATATGCAGCAACAACAAACGCGATTTGAAAAATGTGATCGAAGCTAACATTCCAAATTACACCGGAGATATCCTCGGACTTATCGAAAATTGGAAAATGCAATTTCGCAAAAACAGTTTTGTGTCTATTAAGAACACTGCTCGTGATGAGTTGTTTATTATTCCCCAGTCCTCTACAAAAATTGAAGAAGGAGAACTTGAGGTCACAACCGACGCGACTGTAAAAACAATCGCGAAAAACTTTAGTAAATATCTAAATGTGAAAAAGACTAGCAGAGTACTTCTGAATCGATTCGTGGCACTTGTGGCATAACCACCACATCTTTCTAAATTGCTGCAAAAAATGCTTGCCTTTTATTGCATTTTAATGTATAATATTATTATTGAAACTTGATTATGGAGATTTGTGATGGCAAAAATTGATACACAGTTCCGCGAGAAATTTGAACAAAAATTGTTCGAGATGTATCCTGACGTTCAGACTAAATGCGTCGTGAGTCGCCCTCAACTTGTAGAAGTTATGGAGCGTTTAAATACTGATAAATTTCCTTTGTGGCTTATGAAAGAAAAAGTTGGTCGCGGATTATATGCAGTCAGCAATGCGGTGTCTGTTGATACCCGCGCTACAGTGAAAGATAAACCTGTGAAACAAGAATCGTTCGTGGTGGATTACACCGACACTAAATCACTCATTCCCGTTAAAGACGCGAGTTTTGTACCTTTTGGTAATTATAATGACTTGGAAAATATCATTAAATCTGGTATTTTCTATCCAGCGTATATCTCTGGTCCAACTGGTAATGGTAAATCGACGATGGTCGAGCAAATTTGCGCGAAACATAAACGTCCTTTGATTCGAGTAAATTTGAACATGATGACGGATGAAGAACAACTCATCGGTTCTAAAACTCTTATTGACGGTAATGTGCAAATTGTTGAAGGTCCAGTGCTCATCGCCATGCGAACTGGAACGACGATGCTACTTGACGAAATTGATGCGGGAGCAGCAAACACCCTTCTCTGTTTGCAGCCGATTCTTGAGGGTAAGCCATACTACTTCAAACTCAAAAACGAGATGATTGTTCCTGCGCCTGGGTTCAATGTGATTGCTACAGCAAACACTAAAGGTAAGGGATCAGACGATGGTCGTTACATCGGCACTAATGTGTTGAACGAAGCATTCCTGGAGCGTTTTGCTGTCACGTTTGAACAGGATTATCCTGCTGCAAAGGTAGAGATTAAGATTATCAAGAATTTGATGCAAACTTATCAGTGCGTTGATGATGAGTTTGCAGAAACTCTCGTCAAATGGGCTGAAGCAATTCGTCGCACTTTTGCTGATGGTGGCGTAGACGAAACAATCACAACTCGTCGTATGATTCACATCGTTAGAGCATTTGCCATCTTTAAGAACCGCTCAAAGGCTGTAGAGCTTTGCTGCAATCGATTCGATGCCGCGACTAAGTCTGCTTTCATTGATTTATATGATAAGGTGGCGACCCCACAACCAGAAGTTGTGTCCGATGATATACTAACGGTAAATCCTGCCGGGAACCAAGAAATTCCGTTTTAACCGGAGAAACTAGGTGGAGAAACTGCTCCATACGCCTCGTAAAAAGTTGCAAAAAAGTGTTGTCTTTAATTTGTAATTAAGGTATAATATACCTGTGGTACTTGTGAAACTTCTTGAAAAAGGAAATATACTATGTTGAAATTTACAAATCTGTCCTTGGCACAAAAACGTTTCGTGGTTGCCGTGATTGAATCTAACCCGCACTACAAAAAAGATCCTCAGATCACTCTGAAAGAATGTGCTGCCATTTATAACGCTCTCCGCGATCAACGAACTGGTTCGAAACACGAGAAAATCGGTTACCCTAACTGGCTGTTCAATAAAAATAAAGTTGAACGGGGTGTGTATCAACTACCTATTCCAACACCTCAACAACTTTCTGAATATCAACAAGAACTTAGCGGCAAGATGTCGCCCGTCGCTAAGGCTAAAGCTAAGGTTGCGAAAGTTCAGAAAGCTAAACCTGTTATGGTTAAGAACACTACCGTAGATAGTGCAGAGAAAGAAGAACAGTTGGAAGCATCTCGTTTACAACAGATTGTAGATGAGTCGGTTGAATACGACGCCGATATTGAAGACTTCAATCAGATTCTTAAAGATAATGGTATTGAAATTTAATGCACAACTATCATCCGTCGCTGGAAGGTACGCCATCGCCTTCCAGCGATTCTTTTCATTCGATGGCATTACATAATGGAGATATCATTTATGTCGAAACAAGCAAAACTACTCAATTACCTAAACACTGGTGCTGAAGTGACTGCTCGTCAGATCTCTGGATCTTTTGGTTTGAAAAACCCTCATGGCGCAATCTATGAACTGCGCAATCAAGGTCACTGCATTTACAGCAACAAGGCTAAACTAGCTAACGGTACTGAAACTACTAAGTACCGTATTGGTCGCCCAACCAAGCGTATGGTCGCCATCGCCAATGCTGTTGCTGGCTCTCAGCTATTCACTCGTAGCTAATCAGCCAATGGGTACTCTTTGAGTATCCATTAACGGTTTCGTTAGGAGATAACATGAATACTACCGATAGAAAAAAACAAATTGATGAAATTATAGCCAGTCAGAAAGTTGACTGGTCAGCCGGTCACAATGCTACGACTGGCGGTAGAAAGTTTGATGGTGGCAAACTACAGTATGGTCTACTTCCACCACTTGCCTTGGCAGAAACCGTAAAGGTGCTGACTTTCGGCGCAGAGAAATATGAACCCGATAACTGGAAGTTCGTACCAGATTCCAAACGCAGATACTTTGATGCGCTGCAACGACATTTGTGGGCATGGAAACAGGGTGAAGTATTGGACTCAGAATCCGGAGTTCATCACCTAGCTCACGCAATGTGTTGTTTAATGTTCCTCTATGAACATGATGTGAAATACTCTAAAGATGAAAAATGATTAAAATGTTTTTGACGTTTAGCCGTTTTTAGCGTATAATGTATTATACATAGTGATGTAGTTTAAATTGACAGGAGAAATAATGAAACTTAGTAAAGAAACCTTGGCATTGTTTAAGAATTTTGCGAGTATTAACCAGAATCTTCTTTTGAAAAATGGTAATAAACTTGCCACTATTTCTTCACAAAAGAACGTGATGGCAGACGCGACCGTCGCCGAAACATTCCCAGATTTTGCAATCTATGACTTGAATGAATTTCTTGGCGCCATGTCGTTGTTTGATGACCCCGATCTGGGTTTTCAAGAAAAGTTTGTGTCTATCAGTCAGGGTAGTATGAAGATTAAATTCTTTGCAGCTGACGCTTCTGTTCTCGTCGCTCCACAGAAAGCGATCACATTCCCTGAAGCAGAAATCAACTTTAGTTTGTCTGCTGCGAATCTGAATATGATTAATAAGACTGCTTCTGTTCTTCGAGCAGCAGATGTGTCAATCGTTGGTGATGGGTCTACCGTCACTGCAGTTGTAGGCGACAAGAAGAATGCTAGTGGAAACTCTTTCAGTGAACCAGTTGGCACCACTGACAAGACATTTAAAGTTAATCTGAAAGTAGAAAATTTGAAGATGTTGCCTGGAGATTACGCGGTATCAATCTCAAGCAAGAAAATCTCTCGTTTCAAGTCCCCAAACAGCGATCTAGTTTATTATGTAGCGGTTGAAGCTGATTCCTCATTCGAGTTCTAATATGGAAGACCCATTTAAAAAAATGGTTGAGGATTTGTGTTCCGTTCAACCAATGGATTCTAATATTATGAAGAATCTATATCAAGCAGGTGAAACTAAAGAGGAATTGGAGAAACAGGGATATAAACCTGTTTCTCGTATTGGTTTGTTGTGGATTAAAGACGAATCCCTTCCTGATCCACCTGCGCCTTAACTTGTGAATGGAGTTTTATTATGATTGAATCTCGTGATGACCAGTTTTTGTGGGTTGAAAAATATCGACCACAAAACATTGATGCGTGTGTTCTTCCGGAAGGGTTGAAAAAAACCTTCAAAGAATATATTGCTCAAGGAGAACTTCCCACATTTATGTTCACTGGCACTGCAGGCGTAGGTAAAACTACTGTAGCCAAAGCACTGTGTAATGAAATTGGTGCTGAATATATTATGATTAACGGTTCGGACGAAGGTCGTTCGATAGACATCCTACGCACTACCATTCGCGGGTTTGCATCAACAGTTTCGCTCACTGATTCTAAAAAGGTCGTCATCATTGACGAGGCTGATTATATGAACCCGCAATCAGTTCAACCTGCGTTGCGATCATTTATTGAAGAATTTTCTGCAAACTGTCGATTCCTCTTCACGTGTAATTTTAAAAACCGCATCATTGAGCCGCTTCATTCTCGGTGTGCTGTTATTGAATTTAAGATTGACAATTCTGAGAAACAAGCCATCGCTGCAACTTTCTTCAAGAGAGCGACGCAGATTCTCAAACAAGAAGATGTACAATTTGATCCTAAAGTTGTAGCTGAACTTGTCACTAAACACTTTCCTGATTATCGGCGTATTCTTAATGAACTACAACGATACTCCGTGAATGGTAAGATTGATTCTGGCATTCTGGTGAATATGTCCGAAGAATCTTTCAAGAGTCTCGTCAAACTGATGAAAGAGAAAGATTTCACGGAAGTGCGTAAATGGGTAGCTAAACAATCTGATGCGGACACTACTACTCTTTTTCGCGAACTTTACGATTCTTCTGCACAACACATTGAAGCGAACAGCATTCCTCAGCTAGTTCTTATTCTAGCTGATTATCAGTATAAGGCAGCATTTGTGGCTGATCACGAACTAAATATTATGGCAGCACTTACTGAAATTATGGGTAATTGCAAATTTAAGTGAGGGTACAATGGAATTCTTTTTAGTTTTTTGTGTGTGTCTTTTCTTTTGGTTACACGGTGTATTTACTGGGTGGAACCTACACAAACAATATACCAAGAACGGATCGCAACAGCCCGTCCTTCCGGATGATGATGAAAAGAACGAACAAGAAGATCTTGTACGAATCACCATCGAAGAACACCATGGTGTATTTTATGTCTACAATAAAAAAGACAATACATTCATGGCACAAGGTAAAAATAGGCAAGAAATAGAAGAAGTATTGAGTTCTCGTTTTCCGGGAAAACGCTTTGCAGCGACTTTAGAAGAGCTGCAAAAACTAGGTGTGCATGCGTGACTACCGCGATATAGCGATTAACCTTTTTATTATGGAAATTTATGTCTTTATCACCATTTGACTTTATTAATGCTATTAGTCTAACTAAGAAAGATCTGATGGCAGACGACGAACTGGCGCATAAAGACTATGTACCATTTATCGTAAATCGTGGTTTGTCATATTTTCCAGACACGATATTATATGCCAATGAAATGAATCTTAAGGCAGGTATACCTAATGATTGGCAGTTCTCTTTTTACCTAAATAGTATACCAAAGAAAAAAAGATTCAGTAAATGGCATAAAAAAGACACTGAGACTGAATCTTTTCGAATGGTCAAAGAGTACTACGGTTATTCTGATGAGAAATGTAAAGAAGCCTTAACTGTTCTCACAGATCACCATTTGACTATGATAAAAGAAAAATTGTTTAAAGGTGGAAAATAATGACTATAGAAATGGTTTACTACGACTGGACACCAGAGTCGATGCTTGAAGTGAGTCTGCCAGAACCAGACAACTTTCTAAAAATCCGAGAGACTCTAACTCGGATTGGCATTGCCTCCAGAAAAGAAAATAAGCTATATCAATCTTGCCATATTTTACATAAACAAGGTAGATATTTCATCGTACACTTCAAAGAATTGTTCGCTCTTGATGGTAAAGAATCTAACATCACGAGTGGCGATATTGAAAGAAGAAACGCTATTGCCAGTCTGTTGGCTGACTGGGATCTTTTAAAAATACTAAATACTGCACAAGCAGAACAAAAGGCATCTTTATCTCAAATCAAGGTAGTTTCTTATAAAGAAAAAGACCAGTGGGAATTGGTGCCCAAGTATAATATTGGGGCTAAAGTTAGGCGCTCCTAAATTTGAGGTATTTTAAAATACCTATATCATCACTTATAACATTGAAAGGAAATACAATGACACAATTGACATTTGAATTGAGCGTAGAAGAGGCAAACACTATTCTTCGTGTTTTGGGCAAACATCCGTTCGACGAAGTCGTTACGTTGATCCAAAAAATTAAATCTCAAGGTGAACCACAAGTAGCTTCTCTTGCTGCAGCACCTGCTGCAGAAGAACCTGCTGCGGAAAATACTGTCGCACAAGAGCCTCCAACCAAGAGCCAGAAAGCTCAAAAATAATTTATCCTTCCGCACAAATTTGTGCGGGTGAAAACAAGGTCTATTCGACCTTGTTTTTATCGGTTGTTATCGTCCCGCATCTGGTCAGTAGAGTCAGTTCTTGCCGTGATGACAACCGATAAAAACAAATCTTAAGTCCCACTACCTTGGGAGCGTTGAAGCCACGGCATAAGGCGTCCGAGAAATTTCACTGTCCCTCGTTAGTGGACCCCGTATAAAGTAAGCGGGATTTATAAATACAACAGTAGATGCCTTATGGGTCTACATTTTTAACTCGCTGAAAAGGAGAATATATGCCAAACTTGCAATTTCCACACACATTCGCGTCACTGGGTAAAGACTTCGACAAATTTTTTGTTGGATTCGACGACCAATTCAATCGTCTAGCAAAAATGCACGACGACTTGACAAAAAATATTCCTAACTATCCTCCATATAACATCAAGAAAGTTGATGACAACAAGTACGTCATCGAGTTGGCTGTTGCTGGCTTTAGTCAGTCAGAAATCGAGATAGAGTTTGTAGATGACAAACTAATCGTAAAAGGCAACGCTAAAGAAGACGAAACGCAAGACTATCTGTTTAAAGGTATTGCAACTCGTAACTTCACTCGCGCATTCGCGCTCAATGACCAAATCGAAATCAAAGGTGCTGGTCTTTTGAATGGTATGCTTCAGATTGTTCTTGAGCGTATTATTCCTGAGCACAAAAAACCGCGAAAGATTGAGGTTTCCGATGGAGTGTCTGACTTTGGCGATATAAACCAAAAATCAGATCCTGAATTGTTATTGGAAAAGAAATTAGGAAAGAAAAAAATATTCTAATTTTCATAAATTGTTTGGGGGAGAGCTTCGTTTCTCCCCTAAATACATTTATGATGAGAGCAAAAATCACAAAAGACATGATTTCATTTATCCCTGTTCGCCGGGGAGATTGGATATTCAAAATATCAGTTTGGAGAACTAAACATGTAGTAGTGATTGCGCAGAATGTTATTGATTTGCATATGATACATGTTGAGTGTTTTCAAAACGAAGAAGATGCAGCAGATTTTATTGAACGATTAACACGTGAGGAATTATGAAACCAGGAAGTATTATAGTATTTAAATTGGTTAGTGGTGAGGAAATGATTGCGGAAATTTTTAACGTGTCTGATTCTCATTATGATGTAAAAAACCCGTCAGTTATTATGCTGCAGAGAACTGAACACGGCGTTGGTGTTGCATTAATGCCGTACATGCCATATTGCGATGGCGCTGTTACGTTTTACAAACAATCAATAGTCGCGCTCGCCGAACCTAGCCAGAATATGATCAATGAATATAATAGATTATATGGATCCGGCATTCAAGTAGCACCAGCTTCGGCTCTCGCCGGTCTACATCTAGCGTCTTAACGGCTTAAAATAATAGCTTTATCCATAAACC